TCGCGGCGCCGACGGCGGTCGGGAATGGTGGGCGCTGACGGGTTCGAACCGCCGACCTACTCGGTGTAAACGAACGTAATCAGCTGTTTGCATCCTTCAAAGCCGCATAACCGTGAGAACGGAGCGGCAACATATGAGTACGGATCAAGACAGCGCAGACCATCTGCGGACCACCGCCGCAGAACAGACGGCACTTCTACTCAACCGCGCGTCGGAGCGACGCGAGCGTGCCGATCAGCTTATGGCCGAAGGGCTGCGGGCGGCGGGCGGGCCCGACGCTTCTTCCATCGCCCATGCCGCCGCCTGCTTTACCGTCGCGGCTGCGCTTCGTGGCGACGCGAGGTTCTTGCCGTGATGGCGCTGGTCTATCACGGAACACCGCTGACGCCTCGTCCGGCGTTGATGGCCGTCGCGGGCCGCGCCTTCTGCGTCAGCTATTTCCGCCCTGACAACGTGGAGGACGTGGAGAGGATTGCCCCCTTCGTCATGTACGACAACGGTGCCTTTTCCTACTGGATGCAGGCCGTGCGCGCCGGGGCAGACCCGATGGACGCGGGAAGGCTCGACTGGACGAACTATTACGAATGGCTGGAGGAGCGGCTGTTCGTGCCCGGCCGCTGGGCGGTCATCCCCGATAAGCCCGCCGCGCCGTCGCAGATGAACGACGGCCTGCTGAACGAATGGCCGTTCGGCCGTTCGCGAGGCGCACCGGTGTGGCACATGGATGGGCCGATCGACCGCCTCGGCAAGCTGTGCGAGCGCTTCGACCGCGTGTGCCTCGGCTGGATCGGAGATCCGAAAAAGGAGCCGGTCGGCTGCGACGCCTACCGCGCCCGAATGGATGAGGTCGCCGCGCTGTTCGGCAACGACTGGCCCCCGACGCATATGCTCCGCGGCGTGCTGGTGGGCGGCGACTATCCATTCGTGAGCTGCGACAGCACCAGCCTCGCGCAGAATCACCACCGCTACCGCCAGCCGCTGTTCGCCGGGACGCCCGACGAATGGGGCGGGGTGCGCGCCTACGCCGACAAACTGGAAAGGATGGCCGGATGACCACCGCCGATCGTGCTACAGCAGAGAAGGCCCTTGAATGGGGGAGGGAGGGGTAGATGCAGACGACTGACCCCATGGAGCGGCTGATCGAGGCCGCGCTGATCGACGCGGGCATCGCGTATGAGAGCGACAACGGCGGGGGTAGCCCTGCCAACCTCGACTTCTACCTTCCGGCCTTCGATCTTCATATCGAAGTGAAGCGCCTGCACAGTGACCGGATCGCGGCGCAGATGGCGCGGGCCGAGAACGTGATCGTGGCTCAAGGCAAGCCGGCGGTGGAAGCGTTGGCCCGTATGATAGCAGCCCTTCCCACCGACCCTTCACAGGAATAGCTTAGGGGCTGTCCTACATCGCCATTCCCGTTCCACATCCGTTCTCCCGATTCGAGGAGGAACGATCATGTGGGATGCAGAGATATGGCGCGGAAGGTTCAGCACCTACACGGTGAGCCAGTTGGTGGATTTGATCGAGCGGCAGGGGAAAGACGACCCGCTGTCACTTCTTGCTGACGCCGAGCTGGTGAAGCGGGTGGAGGCTAGGGAGCGTCGGGCTTCCGAGTAGCGGCGATGATGATGGGCGCCGCTTTGGCCACGGCCTTCGGCGCCACCAGCCCGACGACGACCAGCGCCAGCTCGGGGTTCTCCTTGGCCTTCTTCACGACGCTGCCGAGCAGCTTACCCAGGTTGATCTTCATTTCGCTTCCTCGCTGATGGGAGGCGAAGCCTTAGCCTGCGCCTCGATGATGTCCTGATTGCGCACGGCCAGTTCGCTGCCGGCCTTCGTGGACGAGAAGCCCCAGCCCACCACGTCCTTCAAGAATGCGCCCGCGATGAGGGTGCCGATCGTCTTGAAGAACTCGTCCTGGCGTAGGGTGGGGTCCAGCCACAGCATCGCCAGCATGACGATCAGGAGGGAGTAGCAGGCAACGGCGATCCAGCCGCGCGCGTCGGGCCAGCGGATGCTCATGCATCATCCTCCATCTGGTCGAGAGTTTCGCGGGTCAGCTTGGTCGAGCCGAGGGAGAGCATACCGATCGCTCGCAGCCCGTCGATATTGCCCCAGCCGTACAGCACGATCTCACCGTCCTGCTCTGCGACCGCGACCATGCTTTCGATGTGGGCGATTTCGCCGCTGTCCAGATCGTCAGCCATGCGTCGAAACTGCCCGGCCACGTCGGCAGCGTTCACCTCTCGGAGAGGGACGACCTTGGCGCTCACGACGCGTAGACCTTCGCTTCAGCGGCGCGGCGCTTGGTAAGGCCGTTCAGGACGCGCCCACCGGCCTTATTCCAGCGGCTGAATTGCGCAGCCGCACCCGCGTAGTCGCCAGCATTGTGCAGCTTCAGCAGAGTACTGTCCTCGAACGCGCCCAGCCCGATGTTGTAGGCCAGTGAGGTCAGGGCACCGCGCTGATTGTCGGTCGCCTTGGGTACCAGCTTCACCACCCCCGCCATGAAGCGCGCCACGTCCGCGGCTAGGCGAGCGTCGGCGTCCACCTGCGTCCAGCGTACACCCTTCTTGATGCCGGGGCCGGTTGCTCCCCAGCCGATGGTCCATGGGTCGCCGCCCGTGCCAGGGTCAGGGTAGGCGGACAGCTCGCAACCTTCGAACTGCTTGATAAGCGACAGGGCAGGGACCAGCGCGCCGTCACCCTCGCGCGGCAGGCCGAAGCCGTCCGCCATAGCGTCGATCGCCTGGACCTCGCCGTTGGTGAACGTGCGGCCACCCGGCAGGAATACTCGGATCGCTTCAAACAGGTTTTTGCGGGTCATCCCCAGCCTCCTTAACCGCCGCGCCCGCTTGGCCGGCGCTGATGATCCGAGCCGCGCGGATTGCCGCCTTCTCTTGGACCTGAGCCGCCGCGCGCTTCTCCATTAGATCCTTGATCCTGAGCGCGTGGGCTGCCGCCTTCTCCGGCGACGTTTCCAGCAGCGTCAGCAGCAGATCGAGGCAAGTTTCCGCGTTGCGCAGATCATGCCGGAGGATGCTGATTTCGGCTTCAAACGACGCGCGCTGCTCTTCAAGCTTGGCCTCCAGCTTCTCGATCCTCGACATTCTGCGATCCCCGAGGGCGGTCTTGGCGCGAGTTGCCGCGTCCTGAATGGCAGGCCACCCTTTGATGATCGCAGTGATGACGGCGAGCGTGAGAACCCAGCCCCACGGCGCCCGCTCGACGGAAGCAACAACCGCGCTGCCGATGCCGGGCATCACGCCGCTTTCCTCTTGATCGGGGAGTCCGACCGTGGGGTCACTGCTCGTCCGCCGCCTCGACCTCGCCAGCGCCAAGCCAGCGCGACAGCTCGTTGGCGACTTGGGGGTTCGGTGCCAGTTCGATCGCCCGCATCAGGGCTTCGCGATAGTCGTTGGTCATGCGCTCGCGCTCCAAGTGCCGGGCGTGCCGGTCGTATTGCAGACGGTCTTCGAGAGGGTGCTGGTAGGATTGTTGAACTCGATCCGGTCACCCTGCCTGCCTGGGAAGCCCGCAGGCGGGGTGGTGTCCGCGCTGAGTTTCTCGCGAGGACTCTTGTAAGTCGTGCGATCCGGGCCGCCGCTGCTGTCTACGCCCACAGGGACAATCGACAGGCCTACCCAGCGGGTGGTGACGCCGACGCCGTAGCGGGCGCCGGTGAACAGACGTAGCGCACCCCATCCCTCGTCGCTGCTGACCGAAATGGCCGCACCGCCCGACGCGTGCCCCTGGATGGTAGGATCGCCAATGATCGACGCCCCGACGCAGCTATTTGCGAAGGTGTCCACGGCAATTCCGAACTTGGCGCTTTCGCCGCTCTCCAGCCCGATCACGCCGCCGTTTACGGTCGTCGCGGTCGAGCGGCCGACGAAGACGTTCGCTCGGCCCATCCCTGCCCGGTTGTTGAAGCTGACCTGTGCGTCGGTGACGGTGCAGCGGAGAGGGGCCGCTTGCCCCATGCCTGCGCCGTATTCGGAAACGAGGACGCCCTCCATGCGGCATAGCGTGGCGCGCGGTCGGACGAAATGCACATCGACCGCCCGATCGCCGGATTGATGGCCGACGTAGTGGCCGGTCGAGCCGCAATCGGTGAATGTGCCCCCGCGCTGCTGGATGACGCGGATGCCGATGCCTTGTTCTGTGACCCCGGACGGAGCCTTGCCGGTCACCCGCTCCATGCTCATGTTTGTCAACGCCAGAGGCGGCACAAGCGCGCTGTAGCCGTTCTGCTCTACAGCACGCTGCACGTTGTCGGCGAGTGTGTCCGAGTAGATCAGGTTCCCGCTGACCCCGGTGTCGGGGCAGGAGATATCGCGAAAGACTATGTTCTGGTAAGCGCGGCGCTTGTCGTCCTCCCGCGCAAACTCGAACCCTAGGTCGCCGCCCGTGTGCCGCACGGTGGCATAGGTTGTAGCCTCGACACTGAAGTCCTCGACCAGCACGTTGTAGCAGCCCGACCAGCGCGTCCCGTGCGAGCCGGTGTCCGTGCCGGTGGTAGGCTGGTTCAGCTTGCCAGCCCGAATTTTGCGCACCGTCCAATCGTGCGGATGGGTTGTGTACCCAGTGCCGTTGTCGAACGCCGTGCGGCTCCCAGCGATGTTCTCGCTGCTGATCGGCCCCACCGTGCCCCAGTCCGCATGGACGACCCCGAACATTCGGTCGTTATCTGGAACCGTGATGTTTTCGATCAGGCCAAACGAAGAACCGCCCATGATTGCAATAGCCACCCCACCCACAGGATTCTGACCATTACCGTCGTAGGCGAGCTTATTCGTCGTTAGGGTGCCGGGGCCGATTACCTGCACGTCGGTGATGCCTTCGTCGGGGCTGAGGCTACTTGTGCTGGTCGATGCTCCGTACCGAGGGCCAATAGTCACGCAGGCATGGGCCTGCGTCTGCTGTGATGGCGAGCCACTGCTGTTGACGGTGATAGACCCGCCGTTGAGAAGGAGCCGCGACCGCGACCGTAGTCGCACACCGGGGTCATCAGAACCGGACAGGTTCAGCACCAGCGCCGCGCCATTGAGGTCGAGGGTCACGCCCTCTTTGATGATAGGCGCGGGGGTGCAATTGTAAGTACCACGGGGTAGGCGCACCAAATCTCCCGACGTGGCGCTGTCAATCGCGGCCTGGATCATAGGATATGCATTCGGAGCCGCCCCAATGATGGGCACGATATCGGTAGCCGGCCTGCGCACCCATGCACCGACAGACAGCGCCGTGCTGTCCGCCTTGATGATGTTCACGTCATCGGCTTGGCCGGTGTAGTTGCCGAGGGTCCAATTAAAGCGCCCGTCCGGAATGCCGGGGACGCCAACGAGGGATGCCGTCTTGCGCCCGATGTCGGATGCCTTGAACGCGGCCAGCAGGATGTAGGTGTTGTCCGACGCGCCCGGCGGGCCAACGGTTTCGGGAGGCGTGCCGATCGTGACCGCCTCCTTTGCATAGGACACACCGCCCAAGCGATAATCCAGCTGGTAGTAACCGTCCGGCGCCTCGATGGCGAAAGCTCCGAAAGCGTCCGTCACAGCGGGTTGCGGCGACACACCCGTTGCCGTCGAGCCGTCACGATTGAGCGTGAAGACCTGAATGCCTTCGACCGGGCGGCTGTAGCCGCTGTCGTCTACGACGGTGTTGCTATAGCTGGGCATTGCCGTTCCCGTAGTTTGCGACTGTTGCTTCAACTTCGGGCGTCAGTGCCGTCCGGCCCGAGGCGTCTGTGATCGTGCATCTGAATGCCGCGGTCTTGGTCTGCCCGCTGCCCACGAAGCCTCGGAAGGCGGTGATCGCAGCAGTCGGGCTGGCCGCGAAGAGCTCATCCCCGTTCGTCCGCGCCCAGGCGTAGGTGAAAGGTGCGGTTCCGTTCAGCGGCTTGGCTTCGACGCTGTTCGTGAGAACCTGCTGCGCGCCCGGGTTCTCAGCGGCGCCATAGGCCGTGACCGGGTTTGCCGACGCTGTAATGCGCTTGGCCGTGCCGGTGTTCACCAGCCCGCTTGCGGCGCGGAACATCATCCCGCCGCACTCGACAAGCCCGCTGCCCGTGCGCAGGAACGGCGTTACCTCCACCAGGCCGGATGCGGTGCGGAACATCATGACGCCGCCTTCAGCCAGATGTCGCCGGGCTGGCTGGTGGGATCAGTGGTGTTCTCAGGGCCGTAGACCCGGCCAGAGACGTAGGTGCTGTTCACGTAGTAGAGGTGACTTCCCGCGCTCTGCCGCGTGATGTTGCCGGTCACGATGCCGCCGGCCGCAGGAAGGGGGTCAGGGATGCCCGTCGCCGTCTTCAGCGCCCCGGCATTCGCCAGCGTGAGGAGGTTGCGGCCGAACGAGGTCGTGGTCAGCGCCGCAATGGCCGTCAGGTCGGCGTCGAGCGGCTGGAACGCCTCCACCTCGGGAAACAGCGTCGGCACGTAGCTGATGAGGTTCCCATCCGCGTCCCGTACCCGCATGGAATAGTCGGTCTCCGCCATGAAGACGAACGCGGGGGTGGCGCCGTTGACGATGCGCCCGCCCGACGTCCGCAGCGGCTGAGCCGCCGGGATCGTGCGCTCGAAGTCCCAATACAGCTGGATCGGCTGGTCTTCGGGATCGGCACTTGCGACGCCGACGTAGATGAAGCCAGCGTCTAGCAGCGACCCGCGCGCGTTGAGAAACAGCGGAGTGGGGTTGGTCAGCTTAGTCATTGCGCCCGCCTCCCTGCGTGGCGGAGAGGTTGATGGTGGTAGGCACGAACTCGCCGCTTTTCCCCGAACGGATGTACTCGGCGAGGAAGTCGCGAGCTTCCTGGTCGATACGGCGCGAACTGTCGGGGCCGGTGTAGTTGGTGATGCCCTGCAACGTTCGGCGCGTGACCGCCTTGTCCCGAGCCTTCGCCAGAAGATTGCCGCCACTGTCGATCACGGTGCTGAGGCCCGGCACGACCGCAGCACCGCGAAGCGCAGCCCCACGCAGGAAGTTGGCGATCTTCGTGAACGTGCCGCTCGGGTTCGTCGTGCCAGTGATCGGGATCGTTGCTGCCCCGATGATCCGGCGCAGTTTCATCAGCCCGTTGAAATCTTCCGGCGAGAGGACTAGCCGCAGCTTGTCGATCCCAAACTTGTCGATCGCGGTGTTAAGCTTCGCCCCGCTGATGACGTCGCCGATCTGCCCGCTGCCGTGATTGACGTTCCGTGACCACGCTTGGTCGAAGATGTCGGCCAGGGTCTGGTGCTGAATGGCGCCCCACGCCTGCCGGGCGGTGGACGTGTTGCTGGAGAGCAGGAGCGTACGGACACGGCGCAGGTTGCTAACACCGTCAGGCCCGGAGCCGATCGTGCGTGCGATAGCCTGCTCGCCAGCCAGACGCGGCGTTTGGTCCGCTCCCTTCTTACTTGCAACTAGGTCTTCGATGATGTCCTTGGCATTGAACCGCTGCCGCTGCGCCTGATGAGCAGCACGAGCAGTACGGTAGGCGTTGCCGATTGCGCCCTCCTGCTGGCTGCCAGTGGTCAGCGCCTCCTCAAGGGCGTCATCGATGGCCGGTTTGATGCTTTGCGACGCGCGCGAAGGATCGCTGGCATAGAGCCGATTCACAGCCTTGCGCAGATCCTCAGCATTCGCCGCGGTAAGCTGGCGTACGGGGCCGCGGAACGACACGGAGGAGCCGTCATCCAACGTGACCCGCGTGATGCCGACTTCGTTTGTCGGTTGCGCCTCACCGATGATCCCGTATCGGGCGAGTTCCTGCGATACCGCCTTTTTCACGCCCTCCGGGACAAGTTCGTCAATCAGAACGTCCGTGGCAGCGTTGCGGATGCCCTCGGTGGGGAGTGTCAGACCCTCGCCGCCAAGCTCCTCAGCAGCGCGATACAGCGCTGAGACGCCAGCCTGCCCCTGATCGCGCAATTCGCGCACGGCAGCCTGAAGCTGCTCGCCGCGATCGGTCTTGTTGCCGGGGTCTGTGCCGAAGCGGGACCGGAAGCGATCCACCGCCCCAGCAATCGCCTGCTGCTGCTGATTGTACCAGTCGCGGGCCTGCTGTCCCTCGCGTGCCGATGACACGCGCAGGGAATTCTCGTCATTTTGGACATTGAAGTCCTGCTCGGCCTGCCCCCGGGTGAGAGGGATGCGCTCTTCAGACGCCTCGGTGAAAACGTCGCGCGGCGGGGGCGGAGGAGCATCAGGACGGTCGAACGCCTGACCGTTCTCCAGCCGACGCCCAATCTCATCCACGATGTTGCGGTCTGCTGCGCTGAAATCGCTTGGACGCTGCGGAACCTCGGCGCGCTCGACCGGCGCCCGTTGCTCGGGGGGCTGATAGGTGCGATTGCGGATCGCCTCGCGGTTTTCCTGAGAACCCCGGCCGCCATATCGGCCCTGGCGAGCCCGAGCGAAGGCCTGCCGCGCGTCTTCATCACTCACGCCCATCCGCAGGGCCATTTCGTGGCCTTCAGGCGTGAGATTACCAGTCGCGTCCACCGCCACTTCCGCAGGTACGCGGCTGACCAAACGGGACAGGCGCTCAGTGAGCTTCAGCCCTGCGACACCGCCAGCCAAGCCGCCCGCAAGAGACCCGACGACGCGGCCGGTCTGCCCGCCCACAGCCTCGCCAGCATCCCCGCCGCCTTCTGCCGCTACCGCACTTGCTACACCGCCAGCGAAGTCACGCCCTGGTGTCGCGGCGACCTGACCTGCGACATATCCGGCCATGCCAGGCAGCACCTTGGCCAAGCCAGCGGCGGCACCAGCCCCGGTCAGCGCCGAGGCTCCGCCCTCTGCGGCGGCACTGAAATACCGCTCGCTATCGGTCACTGGGCGAGGCGCACCGACCAGGTCGCGCATCGACCCGCCGATATCGGTCGTTAGGTTGGCACCGGTCAGATAGTTGATGCCAGCATTGAGCGGATTACCGATCAAGCCAAGTACGTCGCCGACACCTTCTGCCAGATCGCCCACACCGCGATAGAGGGATTGCCCAACGGTTTCGGGGGCTACTTGAGCTGCTTCCGGCGTGAATCGAACGGCGCGACCCGCTGTTCGCGCGGCAAGCGCCTGCTCCAGATTAGCCGTGGCAGGATCAATGCCTTGAGCCTTGATAAGGCTCGAAAGCTGCTCGGCTCCCTCGCCCGCATCGAAGCGTCGCTGAAGCTCGGCAAGGTACTGGTCCTTGGGCAGCGGGCCTTGCTCGGCCGCGAACTGCTCAAAGCCTGCGTATTCGTCGTCGCTCACCGTGGCGAACTGATCCCAGGGGCTAGCCATCAGCGCCGCCTCCGAACACCGCGAGGATCAATGAAAATCGTGCCAGGGGGCAGCGCCTGCGCCTCTTGCAGCGTGCGAACGCGGCGGGGCTGCGCGCTGGCGTAGTTCGGCGTAGCGATGTCCGCGCCGATCGCGCGGGGGTTGACACCTAGCTCCTGAGCATAGCCGTTGTACTGACGAGCCACAGAGTTGTAGCTGTCTCGCTTGGCGGCGTACGACGCATACGCAGCTTTCACGAGGTTCTGTCGGGTGGCCGGGTTTAGCCACTGCCCATTCTTCGCTCGGACAAAGCGCTGACCCGCGGCCTCGATCGCGCCTGACGTATTCGCGGCCTGCTTGAACTCGCTCTCGCGCACAACCGACTGCGGATCTAGCGCCTTGTTGTAGGCGAAGATCAACGCGATGTCGTCCGCGCCGGACGGGTTCTTCTTGTTGGCGAGCGTCCGAAGCGCATTGAAGGCGGGACGCGCTTTCCTAAATTCCGCCACCTCCGCTCGGCCATCGAACTCCTTGCGAAGGTCTGTTCCAGCCTTGCGGCTGTCAGCGCGGTTTTGTCCGCCAATTGCGGTGATAGCTCCGTCAGGGGACCGCTGATAGCGAACGGTCGGGTCCAATCCCTCTGCTTGGGCCTCCTGTGGCGTCAGGACACTATAGCCCTGTTTCGGCGCGCCAGTCGCGACGACGCGAGCGCCACCCGCCGCGGAGCGTCCGCGCGAGCCGCCCACCGGAATGCCCTCGACCATCGTCTGGATCGTGTTCTGTCCACGGGCGCGATTGCGAGCCACCTGAGCCGCCGCGGCCTGCAATCCCGCCTCTTTCGTGGGGAACTTGCGGTAGGCGCCGGTCTTCGGGTCGCGGATGTTGCCTGGGTTGTTGTTTCGATCCGCCAGCGACCCCGGCCCGCCCTCGCTGAGCGCGAGAGCCTGCGCGATCTGGAGGTTACTGGTGCCCGGGGGGAACGGCGTCGTCGCCGAGACACCGAGAAAGCGGGTCATCCCCGCAATCTTGTTGTCTACGGCTGCGTCGCTGTTGTCGCCGCCATGTCGGGCGCGGGGAGTCCAACCGAATTGAGTTCGACCTGACGGGGCGCCGCTTCCACCGACGCCCCCGCCAGTGCCAGATGCTGGATCACCTCCTTCCGCTCCACCGAGTTCGACCAGCGTTTCGCCCTCACCGACCGAGCGGTACTGAGGGGCGAAAGGCGCTTCTGCGATGACGTTCCCAGCCGCGTCGTAGCGCTTCGAGCCGGGAGCGAGCGTGAAGCCCTGCTGCCGCTCAAGGCTGTCACCGACGTTCTTCGCCGCGGTCTCCGGGTTCATGGCCGCGATCATCGCGTACACCGAACCCTTGGCCGCCTCGATCTGCTTGGCGTCGCCGCTGTCGATCATGGACAGCAGGCCAGCCATCTCAGGGTCAGGCTCGGCGCCAGCGGCCTTCTCGGCGTCCACTCGGCGCTGGATCAGCCCGCGGGCAAGGTCAGGCCGCCCAGCCTGAAGCGCGGAATGAACCTGCGCCGTGAAGCTCGTCACCTCACGCCGCTGATCGGCCCCCAGCGCTTCGGCCGCCTTGGACAGGCCCGCCATCGTCGGATAGCGAGCGGCCAAGCTCCATGCAGCCTGTGGCGTGGGGTTGTTCCCGAGTCCACGAAGGTCGGCGAGGAACCGCTCTTGCTCAGCCGCCTGGCGCTCGTTCTCGGCGATGCGCTGCTCGTTGATGCGAAGCTGCTGCTGGCCGTCCTGAAGACGAAGGGCGTTGAGCTTTAGCTGGTCGTAGGAGGGGACCAGCTGCTGCGCCGCGCCGAGAGCCTGCGCGTAGGACGACAGATCCATCAGAAGATGCTCTTGAGGGCGCCCTTGATGCCCCCGCCGCCCGCGAACGCCCCGGTCAAGCCATCAAGGAAAGAGCCGGCGTTCTGCCAGTTAGCCGCGTTGATGCCGCCCTTCGTAAGGTAATTCGTCGCCTGCGCCTGCCCAATGTTGCCCACCAGCGACGTGACATTGTTGGTCGCGTTCATGCCGGCATTTGCAACCGAACCCGTCGCGCCGAGGCCTAGATTGGACAAATTGTAGAGATTGCTCAGCTGGCTATTATAAACAGCGCCCAGAGTGTCTGCACCAAAATCCGCTAACCCGCGCTGCGTATCTCCTCCACGAAGACCACCGGTTGCCGATGCATTTTGAAGAAGCGCTTCTTCGCCATTGCGGTAGAGCGCACCATACAGTGGGTTACTTTTTAGCCGCTCCGCCAAGGCGAGAGGATCATCGCCATAGCCAGTAATCATGTTGGAGAGTTCGCCGATCGCCCCAACACCCGCCTGGGTGTAGGGCATGTAATCCTGGCGGGTCGTCTGATACTGCTGATTTTGCAGGTCGATGCCGCGGTTGTACGCAGCCGTCAGGGCATCAGTCGCCTTCTGCGACGCCTTCTTCTGGCTGCCGCCTCCGAACAATCCTGACACGAAACCGAAGAGACCCACCTAGCACCCCTGAGGATGAGCGGGCGTGCGGCGCGCCACGGTACTCGCGCGCGCAGGATATCACTGCTAGGCAGCCGGTTCAGTTAGGCTTGTGTTAGGCTATGCGCACCTTGAGCGCCGATCCTGTCCGATAGACCCCACCCACCGGGACCCCGCCAGCAGCTGCCGCGGCGTCATCGGCAAAGCTCCCGATGGTCGCCAGCCTGGGTGCCTGGAGCGTCTTATTGCTCAGCACTTCGGGTTCCGATCGCGTCGCTACGGTTCCGCTTTGAGGAAGCACGAGGTTCACCGGGTTCTGCGCAGTCAGGTAGACAGGGAAGCCCCCTTGCACATGGGGCACCTCGTCGCTGACGTTCAGCTTTACCTTGTCCGCCGTGATCTCGATCGAGATGCCTGGCCCCACCTCAAGAACCCGCTCGCCAGTGAGTGTGTCGTTGGGCGATAGCGTGACGAAGGTGGCGTCCTGAAGCGCACTGGTAGCCGCAACGTTCTCTGCTCCCTGTTGCTGGGTTTCGCTGACAGCTTGAGCCTGCTGCTCGAACGCTGACACGAGACGGGGATTGCCCAGCGCCTGCGCCAGAAGCTCCCGGGGAAGGGTAGGCGCCGGCGTCATACCGCGAGGGGCCTCACCGTGGCCTCGCAAGCAGCGAAGCCGCCGAGCGCGCGGGAATACCCGCGGAACCGCAACCCCATGTACGACCGCATTCGCGCATGGGGCCGCCACTGGATGCGCTTGGTCCGCTCGCCCAGCTTTCCGAGCGTTACTGTGCGCTCTTCGCTGAAGAACCGACCGTCGCGCGTCATCGACATGAAGACCGCGCTGCCTTCCGTTTCGTCGCCACGGCCCGACATTCCGACGAGTTCGATGCGATCGATGATCGCGCCTTTCGCCTGATTGTAGAGCAATCCGACGTCGAACATCCATTCCGTCGTCTCGTCGAAGTGCGAGCTGGTGTCGGTCGTCAGGATCGCGAGGGCAGGGGATTCCGTGTCGCCGACGATCGTCTTGCCGTAGACGTTCGTGGCGAAGCGGGGGCGGTACGGCTTCCCCGTTCCTGACCGGGCGCGATACCAAATGCTCTCGCCAGCCGCTTCGGAGGCCTTGGCGAGGAATATCCACGTCTCGCCTTCCCCGTGCACCAACAGGCGGTACTCGTCCCTTGCTACCCGTCGCTCACAGACGATCGCTGCGGGGTTGCTCAGGCTCGACAGCCAGTCGTCTACCGCGCGAGTGCTGATCTTGTCTGCCGTGCCCTGCCCGGCGACATACACACCCAGCGCGTCGCCCCGAGCGGAGCCGACGAAGGCATAGGTCTTGCCGAACAGGGTCTTCGCCGTGGCAGAGACGCACCCGAAGGGGATAGTCGCCCCTTGGATCGTGCTGAACGGAAAGCCGGTGCCGCCTACATTCTGAAGCACCTGGATCGTATGCCTGCCGATCACATGAGCCTCCCCGCGGATGCGGATCAACCCGGTGATCGGATCAGGGTCCGCCTCCGCTGACCCGTATTTGGTCGGCTTCACCTGATAGGCGTCGTCGAGTTCCGTGACGACGACGAACTTGCCGTCTGTGGACATGGTGTAGCCATCGATCCAGATGGCATCGACGCATCGCCCGAGATCCACGTCGAGAACCTGCGTAACGGTCGTGCCGTCGCAGTAGAACAGCTTGCCATCGGCCCGGATGATGAGGCGGTCGAAGCTGTAATCCAGCCCAACGGCATCAGTGCCCGGGATCATGCCCAAGGTGGCCGTGGTGCCGTTCGCGTCCACGCGGACTAGCCCCAAACCCATCACACGATAGCAGACGTCGTTCCAGTTGATGCCGCCGCGGTCGATGCCAGGTCCGGCGCCGAACGGGATCGTCCCGGCCGCGGTGCGAAGCTGGCCGTTGCTGATCTTGCTGTTGACGATCACCGGCTCAAGGTTGACCGGATAGGCAAGCTCAAACTCCGCCTGCTCATTCGTGGTCACGCCAGAGACGAGGGATAGCTGCATTACCAGCCCCTCCACCGCCAATGACCGCGCGGATAGCCGACAGGAACCTCCACCTCTGGCACCGTTGCGACTTCAGCCTGAAGCGTCGCTAAGCTCCGCGCCATGCTCGCCCGCTGCTCGGGTTGCAGTGAGGCACCGATACCGGGTGCTATCCGTAGCGCCAGATACTGAGCGACCGCGTGGACGTACTTGTCATCCAGGCCGCTTGGCTCCTCGGCCTGTCCCACGCCATAGACCGGCTGGACGTAGCCTAGCTTGTTCCACGGCCATTCCAGCATCAGCGCGTTGAGCTTGCGGAGCGCGATCGTCTGCTCCTCTGGCGTGCGGTCGAACTCATAGCCAGCCAGCCCGCAATCATCGAACGCAATCTCGATGATGTCCCGCTTCGGACGCCCAGCGGGCAGGGATACGACGATAGACATCAGGCTGCCTCTCGACTCTTGGTGAACGATGCGTCAGCCTTCCCGAAAACAGAGGGGTTTAGCTGATGCGATTCGGGCTGATGGCGGCTGCGGCTGCGTGCGTGGTGGCGGTGCCGGCTCAGGCGGCGAGTATCCAACGCATAGAGTTCAGCGGGATGGGCACGATCGACGCCGTCACCGATCCAGAAGGCGCATACGCAGGCACCGATGTTGGCGATAATATCATTTTGCGCGGCTCCATTGATTTTGGCCCTTCTCTCCGCCCGAACGAGGACTACACAGGCTTCTACAGGGCTGATCTGGTGTTTTATGGCGGTAGTGCCGGATTCTGGATTACTGGAGATGGTGCATCTGCTTCGAGTGGGTCGGGCTACGACGCTGACTTCATCGCTAATTTTGTGAACGGTGCTCTTGTCAACTTTAGTCTCGCGAACAACTATGAGCCGCGCACAGGAGATCTGACGCAGGCCAAGTTCATCATCAACACCTTCGCTGGCTACGGCATCCCCGAGCGTAGAGTGGCCGGGCGGTGGTCGATCACTTCCACCTCCTACACGTACTCCTCGCTTGAGGGTGTTGGCCCCGGCGTTCCCGAGCCTTCGACGTGGGCGCTGCTCATTGTAGGTTTCGGCGCGATCGGCGGCATGATGCGCAGAAAAGGCATGCGGGTAGTTCACGCAAAATAGCTCGGGAACGTCGTTCGCATATTCTTGGCGAATGCAGCGAGTGGGCCGTTGAGCGTGTGCGAGCCGTCCCCAGGGAAGGTTCCCGCGCCATAAGTTCCGGTGCCATCCGTCTTGGCAATCGTTCCGTTCTCAGTGTCGTAGTAGCGCTTGCCGTAGTCCAAGAACGCAGGCCAGTTTGCCGCCGTCGCGAGGGCAGGGATGACCTTCATCGCCACATAATGGCTGAACATCGTGTTCATCCACAGGTGGCGATACTTTACTCGCTGATCCGCCCACGTCGCCCGCGGATAACCTTCCTCCGTGACCGGGCTGCTGGTCCATTCACCGCGACCGAGAAATGCGGCGGGATACGGGTCGGTCGCGCGGTCAACGTTCGCCTGAGTAATCGTCGTGATCTGGCGCTGCTCCGCTAACCAGCCCTCCGCCTGCGACGCCGCCAGCACCCGGGCGTTGCCGGTGACGATCGCCGCGACGGCCAGCGTGATCTTGCGGCCCTGCGACGTGCCACCAAGGCCGCTTCCCGTGCTGCGGCGCCCAGCCTCGTACATACCGGTGTACTGGATACCGATGCGGCTGAGAGCGCGCGCCAACGCCTGCTTCTGCGCGGTCGTCGTGGACGACAAGCACATCAGGAGAACGGCAGCGCCAGTCCAGTAGGCGTATTCCTTCCCGTAGTTTTCCTCGTGCGCGCGCGGCGACGTGTTGCGTGCCGTGCCGCGGTTGAGGTGCCACGTCGTATGCAGCAGCTTCAGCTTGTTGTAGACCTGGAAAAACTGCGGCGCGCCCAAGCCGGTCGGCGACAGATTCGGGAACGCCGACAGGTCAAGGCTGGCGTTATCCGCAGGAATGAACAAGTCCACCGCCGGGAGCGCCGTGGGCGGACGGAACAGCAAAGTTCCGCTGGCCGGCAGCGTCGGCACCACCACTAGGTCAGAGACGGACGCAGCGGTGAACTGAGCGTCCCGTCGCACCACATCCATGGAACGCTGCTTCGTCAGGATGCCTTGCGTGATCGTTACCGGCGTTCCGGTCCTGCCGGGGTCGATGTTGAGCGCGGCGCTGTACGGCAATTGGCTACTGTCATACTGCGTTGCCCAACTGTCGAACGGCTGCTGCGAGCCATCATAGGGCGCGTTGCCCGATGGCGCGATATCTACGGCGGCTTGGCTACCGACGTTCAGGCCCATGCCATCGGTCCACTGCATCCCCGTGGTACCGGCCGCATACGGGGGATCGGCTGCGCTATCCCCAGGATAGTTGCGGTCCCGCTGGCGGGCTGGGGGAGACGCCGTGATGCCGACTCCGCTGGGGTTCGCGACCATCCAGCCGCCGTCCTCCAGCTGCATCGCCGTGAGCGCCGAAGCAGGCGTCCACGTGATATCGTTCTCGGTCATGGAAGTAACGCTGCGCTGCGTCGGGTCGCCGATGACGATCGTGTTGCTGCTGAAATCGCTGGCTGCGTAGGTGCCCGCAACCTTCGTGAGCGTAACCGCGGTTTCCAACGTGCCCTTGTTGACCAGCCCCGCGTCGCGCGCTGCCACGTCGCCGTGGAAGAACAGCTTGGGCGTCAGCGTTACCGGATTGCCGCTCATGTCGGTGAGGGTCACGGTCCCGGTGGTCGGGTTCAGGTTCTCGATGTTGAAGGCCGCGCGGTTGGCCGGAAGGTCGAAGTCGATCTTCGGACATTCCGCCGACGACCCCCACCACATCCAGTCGAACCCGGTGCGCTCGCTGATGGCGAGACTTGCGGTTGCCGTCTGCACGCCGAAAAAGCGGTTGTCAGGAATGACCACGGCCGTTCCCATTGTTTGTGAAACCTGCGGCTCGCCATCCAGCCATCCGCGAACACGGTCGCCCACAGCAGTCCCGTGACCGTTCGTCATATTCATCTGCACGATGGCTTGCTGGAACTTGCCGACCTGCGCCACTCCCAACGTGGTGCTGTAGGAATTGTTGTTCGCGCGGAACGAGACGTTACCCGTCGTCGTGTTGATCCGCCATTCGGGGGGGATGGACGTTCCATCGCTCGCCAGCAGGCCAAAGCGCGAACGCGATGTGGCGGGAATGTCGCGGACGGAGAAGAACGCGACGGCGATGACCTGATCGACCGTTCCCGCAGGGCGCGACGGCTGAAGATTGGCGTTCGCCGAGCGCGCGATGGCGTTGGTGGAGGTGACAGGGAAATAGTCCTGCGTCGTGGTGATCGACGGGAACGGGCCGGAGACTTGCCTCGTGTAGCCCGTCCGGTCGTGGACCAGGGAATATGTGCCCGTCGTGTCGCCCAGCACGCCAGGGCCGTTGACCCCGACGACGATGGCGGTGCCGTCCTCATTCACATCAAGGAAGCCAGCGTCGTATGCTGCGCCTGTCATCGCGACCAAGCTATCAGCGAACGAGCCGCTGACCGGCGCCACGACATCGCCGGGCTGCATCGTCGCCTTTCGGCTAGTCGTGCCCACGGTCAGTGCCCCCGCGGGGGTGGACGCGGCAGCAGGAGTGCCACTGACCTGCGCCGACGCGGCACTATCCCCCACCGCGTTCGTCGCAATTCCCTTGGAGTAGTAGGTCGTCCCGTTCGTCAGGCCGGTGTCCACGTAGGGGAACGTCGGGTTAGTCGCGATCAGGTTGCCCGAGCTAGGCGGGAACCCGCTCGTTGTGCTGCGATACAGCTTGCGAGAGGTGATCGCAGACCCGCCGTTGGCACCATCGGTAAAGGTGATGCTGTTCTGCGCAGCGCCGGGGGTCGCAGCCAGCGTAGGCGCAGCCGGTGCCGTCGCAGCGGCAGTCACCGTCACCGCCGCGCTGGTCGTTACGGTTGAGCCACCGGGTCCAGTGGCCGTCACTTCCAGAACGAGTGAGCCAGCCGATGACGGCGAGACGGTCGTTCCGGTACCTATCTGAGTACCCGATAGCAGCCAGCGCCGGGCATATGAGTTGGCGTTCGACGCCACCCCGTCACTGGCAGTGAAGGTCTGCCCGGTCGTTCCGCTCGTGGGGCTAATCGAGGGCTGCGTCGTGAAGACGGGAGCGGGGATGGCCGAGACGGTCACTCCCGTCGAGGTCGCCGTCACTGTGCCGCCAGGGCCGGTGAGCGTCACACGAGAAGTCAGCGTGCCCGCCGCAGCCGAAACGTAGCTCGCCCCGTTGGCGCCGCTGATCGCAGTCCCGTTCAAGAGCCACTGTATCGCCGCCGACGTGGCATTGGCCGCGACATAGGCGACGGTGAAGGACTGCCCCACCTGACCGCTACCGGGGCTGACGACGGGCGCGGACGTGAAGGAGGGCAGGGGCGCCGGAGTAGGCGTTCCGCCCTCAAGGAGCGAGATGCGGTTGGCGAACGACGCCTGCAATGTCTCGATCGCAGCGAACCGGCTCTCCAGCGACGCGACACGCTTTGCCAGCTGGCCGATCTGGCCCTCATAGTCGGGCTTGCCGAGGTGGTTAATGCTCATACTGCAAGCCCCACGCCGACCGCCGCTGCGATTTCAGCCTCCGCGATCTGCACTTCGGTCGTCAGGCTGCCGACGTTGAACAGCCGGAACTCGTCCAGCGCGCCGGTGACCGAATTGACGTAACCGTTGTTTGCCACGGCGTAGACCGCGCCGACACTAAACTCCTCCAGCGTCATGGCAGGAGCGTCGCAAGCGGCGTTCACCGCGATGTTCACGCCGTTCACGCGAAGCGTAGCCGTCTGACCCGAGAAGATCCACGTCACGACGTACCACTGATCCGCCGGGAACGCCCCGGCGAGGCCAGGGGTCGCCACCTGTGTGTTGTTCTGCGTGCGAGAGTACAGCCCGTCTGCGCCAACGTAGCCCGCCCGAATATAGTCGGAGGTAGTGCTCTTGCGCGCCCAGCCGAAAAACGCCCGCGATCCGCTGTCGGCCGTGCCCCTGCGGATGGCGGCAACGATCGTGATCGGGTTGTCATCGCCGGTCGCCGTCGCAACGAACTTGGCCGAAGCAGAGGTGAGGTATTTACTCCCACCCGCGAAGTTCAGGACCGGCCGACCAGTGAGGCTGTCCGTCGCAAGCACCGGTGCTCCGGCGGGTGCGATCAAGGCCACACCAGGCTGCTTGTCGGCATCTTGATAGCGGCTGACTGCGGAGCCGGTCGTAGAGGGCGTGGTGCCACCGGTATCGGAGAAGGTGCTTCCCGGTACGCTCGGACTGAAGCGAGCAATGAGCGACGCCGGGCGCCCGGGTCGCAAGAGCGCCCAGGTGCGGGCGCCGCGCTCGACCGTGCTGGCCGCGCTGAAATGGACATTGTCTGATCCGGTCGCGAGACTGTCGCTGCTGAACAGCTGAGTGTTCGGCGTGCGGTCATAGAACGCGGCCTGAGCGGCACGGACGGTCGCGCGCTGCGTCCAAATAGCGTCCTCCAGCCGCGCGACGACAAACGTGGCGGTGGAGCCGCCCAGGATGTTCGCGCGAAACCAGGTGTGGAAGGCGTCGAGCGCGGTGCCGTAAGTCGCAGCTGCAGTCGCGTTGTTGCCGTCGTTCTGCCCCTGATCCCATAGAGCGCCGAGGTAGTTGATCGTCCGGCTTCCAAGTGCGGCGATGGCCGCGTCGCGGTCGCCCTTCAGAACTGACGCCCACTCATTCGGGAGCGTGGGGTCCCAAATGCCGCGGTCCACCGATCGCGCCGCCTCTTGTAGAGCGCTGGTGGGGCGACCGAGCTTCACGATGCAGAGCGGGCGACTGTCGCCGGAAGCGGCGTAGGCACGCGCGATCTCTGCCTCCGGTCCGAACGACGCCGCACCGCGGGTCATGCCGTTGCGGGGCGCTGAGTTGAGACCCGTCTGATACTGCTCGAACGCGGGCGGAGTAAGGTCGCTGTTCCAGATGAACACGTTGGCCGGGGCTGCCGCTACCGAAGCGGGCACAGGCTCGCTGTTGGTGTTGCTGGTGACAGCCTGCGATTGGCCGGCGAGGAAGAACATATTAACCGCCCCGGCAGGGACAGGATCAACTATGGTCACAGCCCCCGCGCCAATCGCCCCCGGCGCCAGAACCTGAAGGCCGGAAAGCCCGATCATCCGCCCAGCCCGCCGAACGCCACCCATTCGGTAGCCGACCGCTTCAGCAGCTGCGCCACGTTCCACTGCCCCTTGCTTACCAGCGAGGTCAGCGCGGTGTTAATCGTGATGCCGGTGCCAGCCGCGATCGTGAAGGCGCCCGCTCCCTCCTGAATGACGGACACCACCGCCCCCACAGGCCAGTAGCCCGTCAGGCCCACCGTCAGCGTCTGCGGGCTGGCGCTGTTCATGCGGTAAACGAGCGCGTTGCGCGTGATGCTCGACGCAGCAGTGGTCACGATGCGCGCCACCTGTTGGTAGTCGGACGCCAGCTCGATCTGGCTGTCAGCGTTGCCCGTGTCCTTGAGGAGCTGCTCCTCGGAAGGAGGCCCCCAGAACAAGGTGTTGACCGGCTGGCCATTGTAGGGGCGGGTGAGACGAACAGGCATCAGGCGGACCCCCTAGGAGCTTGCTACGTCGCTGCGAGCGACGGCGATGACAGAAATGGTCGCGCCAGCCGCGCTTCCCCCGAAGACGTTGTACCCCGTCAGCTGGGCGAAGACCGTGTTGACGCCGGAAACGACGCCGGAAACGAGCGTGAGCAATCCGGACAGCGGGTTGATCGTCGGAAGCATCTGCGCGCGCCGCCCTTGGATCGTTACGCCAGTGTACTGGCCTTGCGCGTTCGTCACCCAAGACAGACCGCGGAGGACTAGCGGCTGGCTGCCTGTCGCAGCGTCCGTCTCGGTGAGATTGAGGCCCGGCTTGTTGGTGAAGGCGCGGGTGAAGGCGATTGCCGCCTCGCCGTTGCTGTCCAGCGTCGCGTAGGTCGTGCTGGTCAGCCGCGGGTGCTGGTGGTCCACCAGCGCATATTCCTGCGTCTGCGACCCCGTTGCGGCGCCGGTCTTCTCGCTCAACGGAGGCGTCGAAGCCGGGCGCGGCATCATGCCAGCGACCAACGTCTGGATTTCAGCGAGGGTAGCGCCTCCTGCCAGTTCCGCCACGGCTAGAACTCCGTCGCGGTGTACGGCTGCGACGCCGTACCGCTGACCACAGTGACGGCGCGGTTCGTGCGGACGTTGATCGTCGCACCCGCTGCCAGGGTGTACGTGCCAGGCGAGCCGATCGAAGCCGCACCGCCGATCTCGTTGATCCCCATCGGGTTTGCGCTGATGTTCTGGATGTTCAGGCCACGACGCGCGGTGTTCACAGGTGCCAGCGTCGTTGCCTGACCCGCCGTTGAGCTGGTAGTGCCGCTCCGGTCCGTGCCGGCGGGCAGGGGGCCGGTCTGGGTGTAGTTCGGGTCGGTGGGCGTGCCGGCGGTGAAGTCCTGACCCGAAATCGCCGTGCCGCGAACGAACAGCGGATCGCCAGCCGCATTACCGATGCCAGAGCGCATCCGCCGTTACTCCAATGAGGGAAGAACCGGCGCGGGGAAGAGGGGCCACCCCGCGCCGGCAGAGCATCACAGCTTCGTGACCGCCGTGACGTCGTTCGTGTAATCAGGACCGCCGCCCGGAAGGTCTTCCTTCTTGAGCTTCAGGCGCTTCATCATCGCCTTGACGTACGGGGTGCGGTTCTGGCCGTTGCGCTCCAGCGCGAGCAGGCCGTAGACCTTCTCGTCAGGGATCGCGCCCTTCTCCTGGTCCTTCTCGGAGATGGCGTCCTCGAAGGACTCCACGCCAAGCTCCAGATTGTGGGCGTAGGCCTGGATCTCGTCCGAGCCATGCCACTGCTGGGTCGGCGCCTCGCCCGGGTTCTGGCCGTCCGTCAGCTGGCGGTGAGTATCCTTCGCCGCTTCCTTGACGTCCTCGATCGCGCCTTCCTTGCGGGCCTTGACCTTCTCGGCGTCGGTCAGCGCGATACCTTCAGGCGCGTTGTCCTTCAGGTTGTCCTCGGCGTTCTGCTTCTTCGCGGTCATGGTCAGCCTCCTCACGCCTGTCCGAACATCATCGCGCCGGCCATCTGCGGGTTGAGCAGGGCAGTGCCGAAGTCGATGTCCCAGCGAGCCTTCACGCTCAGGTCGTTGATCGCGCCCTGGCGGGTGTACTGGATCGCGATGCCGTTGCTGGTCGTCGCCCGAAGGGTCTGCCAGCCGTCCTGCGGATCGACCGTGAAGCTGCCCGGGATGAGCAGCAGCGCGCCGCGCACAAAGAACGGGTTCACCTCCGCGGTCACGGTGTTCAGCCAGGTGAGCGTCGCGCCGTTGGCCGGCGCTGCGGTGACGTTCTGATACTCGCGCCCGCCGATCGTGTTGCCCGTATTCGGGATGATCGCCGGGTAGACGCGGATCGTGTTCGCGGCCGGCTTGCCGACGACGCGGAACGTCTGAAGCTGGCCGGTGTCCGTCTTCTCGATGTTGTGCAGCGAGTTGACACCCGCGATCGTGAAGGCGTCGCCCACCTTGATGCCCGCATAATTCGCGGAGGTCACCACGACGTCGGTGTAGCGATTGTCCTTGTTGACCTGCTCGCCGTCCGCCTGCGTGTAGAACGCGCTCGGCTCGGTGTACTGATTGGCGCCGTTGACGGTCGTCGCGCCACCCGTCGCCGCAGCGAGACGGATCGGGGCGTCGTCCGAATAGACGTCGAAGTTGGCGATGCGCGAGGCGACGAGGCCCGACGTGTAAGCCTTGCTGGAGCGGTCGGTCGCTTCCGAGCGGCCCGCCAGGTTCGACGCCATACCGACACCGGTGCGCAGGCCCACCATGGCCACACGATCACCGACCGGAACGCCGACCTCGGAAAACGCGGCGTTGGCAATCGCGACGTCATCGAAGCCCGTGGCGGCGACGGTGCGCTTCACGAAGACCGAGCCTTCCAGCGCGACGCGATTGCGCAGCGCGATGTTGACGTCCGACGCCAGCCGCTCCTTGGCCGCATCGGCGTACATCGACAGCGCGTGCTTGTTGCGCAGGTTCTTCGCCGACAGCGTCTTCGGCACCGACTTGTGGAAGCCGACCTGCGCCGGCACCGCCAGTTCGGTCAGGCCGTCGAAGTTGCTGGTCTGATCGAAGCCGTCGTAGCTCGCACCGATCATCGGCGCGTGAACCCAGAAGCGGTCGCGCGTGTGGACCATCTCTTCGGGCAAAAGCGGCTCATACTTGCGGGCGAGGGCGCCGTACGACAGGAAGGCGTCGAAGCCCTCCACCATGTCGTCGAACATCACCCGCTCTTCCTTCGTGAAGGACGTGGGCATCAGGAAAACTCCAGGTGAGACGAGTTCACAGCAGGTTCTCCCCGCTGGCATCCTCGTCTCACCTGTCCCGGGCGGTGGCCCCCGAATGCGGATGCGCGGCTAATCTACGCGCACCACTGGCCTTACCGCTATTAGGCTTGTGTTAGGCTTGCTTGAGACTGCGCCGATAGTTGATGAGCGCAGTCCGATCGCCCGTCTTGTCGGCTTCCTTCTCCAGCCGCTCCAGTTCCTTGTCGGAACCCTGCCGAGCAACACCGCCACGAACGACGGCCTGAGGTGCTGGCGGCTTGGCACGCTTCTTCATGGTCAGGCTGGCCCCCATTCGCCCTACGGCAGCGGCGAGCTTCACCACCTGCCGGGGATCGGACATGTCGTAGCCGGCAAGCTCGGTCAGGCGACCAGGGTTCTTGCCAGCGGCGTAGATGAACAGCGCGGGATCGGGCGCAATGTCGGCGATGAGCGCCTGATGCGCAGGCGTCAGCACGTCGAATGCCTGCCGCTCCACCTCATCCTTGTCCCGGTAGGGCAGGGCGGCGCGCTTCGCCTGGTAATTCTGCTCCACCTGACGCCACGTCTGCGCCTCACGGTCCTTTGCGGCCTCGATCCGCAAGTCCTGCTGGCGCTTAGCTTCCTTGCGCTCCTCGTACTCGTCCAGCGCCTTGTCATGCGCCTCACTGTCGAAGTCAAAGTCCTCCAGCTTGGGCCGGGCACCGACGACGATTGGCTCTTCCTGCTGGCTGCGGGACTGCTCGGCGACGCGCTTCTGGAGCTGGCGGTTCTCGCGGCGCAGGTGCTTGACGAGGTCGGTTTCCTGCTCCTCGGTAGGAGGTTCGCCGTCGAACGAAGGATATTCCTCCTCGTCTTCCGGCTGCTCCTGCTGCTCGTCGGGCTGCTCGGCCTCGTCCTCCATCTCGTCGGTGAGTTCCAGAACGTCGTCGTCTTGAATGTCGTCAGGGTTGGTCGCCATGGATCAGCCCTCCACGCGAGGACGGCCGGGACCGCGCTTCGGCTCGGGCGTGGCGAGGGTGGCAGCCCAGCCATCTTCCAGCGCCGCCAGTTCCTCGTCAGCGTCGTTGACGACCAGCGTCTGTGCGTCGTGGATACCACCGATCTTGATCGGCTCGCCCTGGTGGTGATGCTCGTTATGAGGGATCTCGCCCGCCTTGTAGAGCATCTTGGGATAGTCGGTGACCAGCCCGCCTTCCATCGTGGTGCGCACGTAGTCGTAGAACGCCTTTTCGGTCACGTCCTGACCGTTGAGCTTCGGCATTGGTCACTCCCTCTCGCCCATGCGCCGGGCGGCTGCGTCAAGCGGCTCCCTGCCGCTCCATCTGTGCGATCTCCGCCCCGGTCCGGAGGCGTCGGTCGTCAATTCCGTCACGAAGGTGTTCGGCCTGGGCGCGCTTCAAGTCCGCATTGGCGAACCGCTCCTGCACCTGTGCCTCGTCGTTGGCCGCTTGCAGCCCCGTAGGCGCCTCAGGAGCGCTCTCAGGGCCCCCAACGGCCTGCGCCTGCGCCGTCTTCAGCAATGCGGACGCACGGCGCTCCTCAGCCTGTGCGGCAGCCTGTACGCCGATGGCCTGAGCCTGTGCCGCGTCCTTGGCTGCACCAGCCTCCAGCGCCTTCGCCTGGCCCATGGCCACCAGCGCCGCAGGATCGGGCTGCTGGCTCTGCGCCTGCTCGGCCATCTCCTGCTGCTCGTCCTCGGTCGGCTCAAACAACCCGAGAGCAAGGCCGCGGCGACGGTTCCACTTCTGGATCTCCTCCAACCCCTCGCCGTCCATGTTCGCGATGGCCGTGATCCACGCTGCCTGCGCGCCTTGCTGGTCCTGAGCAGCCGTAGCAATCTCAGCCATGCCGAGCATCTGCTTGACGGTGCGGTCCCGGCGAGTAGCGGTCGCCTCGGTGACGCTGGCAATCACCTTGTACCGGCCCGTCGCGAAGTCGTTGCGGGTCTTCAACAGGTCGCCATCGAGATAATCCTCGCCAAGGGTCGCAACGCCATCGTCACCATCCTCGGTCATCGTCTCGACCTCGCGGCCTTCCTCGACGTACACCTCGCAGCTCATGCCAAGATAGATTTCGCCCTCGCGCTGGACGGACTGCCGCATGTTGTCGAGCAGCACGCCGGTCTTGGCGTCCACCCGGGCAGCAGCGATGTCCATGGCTTCCGCCGAGGTGTTCGCCCGGACCTCCTCCGCCCCGTCCTGATCGTCCTCGGTGACGTCGCGGTTGGCGATCTCCAACAGCGCAGCGAGCGTCTGAGGAACAGCCGGTGCTTCGACCTTGTCGATGCGACCCGCTACGGCAATCGAGCCATCCTCGTTCCGCAGCGGGTTCACCAGCGCATAGGGATGGCGATCCACATTACCGCGCGCCCACATCGCAGCCAGATTGTCGGGCATCTGCTCCGGCGCGAAGATCGGCCGCTCGTACGGCGCCATCGCCTGTATCTCGGCGAGGTTCGACACCATCGCCGCATACAGCCGGGCCGCGTCGATCTTGCTGGAGGGCAGCACGCCGACGAACCACTCCACGCCATCGACATAGTCGCGGTTGCCGTACACGGGCACGATCGGGATGTTACCGCCGGGGGTGAGGCCCTGATCCTCCAGCACCTTGACGCCGGACAGCACGTACTTGTGGCAGCGACGGCGTTTGATGCGGCGGACCTTGGCAACCCAGCCTTTCGCCTCTAGCTCGTCGCGGTCCTCCGCCTCCAGCTCGCGCTCCCAATGGCGCTGCTCTTCGTCAGGGATCAGCGCGTGGGTGTAGATCAGCAGGCGCTCGTTGCGCTCCTCGATCTCGTAATACTCGGCCACCAGCACCTGGTCAGGGCGATACCAGTCACCCCACCAAAGCGGGCGGCCCTCAGGCCAGCCCACCTCTTGTTCGTCGCCATATTCGTCCTTGAACGCGTCGGGCGAATGGCCGGTCAGCACGAAGGCGAAGCGCGCGTCCGACTTGTCGTAGAGCTTGCTGTCGGGATCGAAGAACACCGATTGGTCAGCATCCACGATCGTCAGGCCGGGGTTGATCCGCTGCTCATCATTGTCCTTGTCGAGCGGGTCAGCCCATTCCGTCGTGAGCCGGTACGCGCCAAACCCGCCGCGCGATGCCTCGCTGAAGGCGTTGTCCCGGGCCTGCTGCGACTTGAAGAAATACCCGTCCGCCCGGTGCATCCCGTCAAGCGTATCAGCCGTCTCGTTATCGCTGTTCCCGCCGGCCGGGCGGAAGTCGGGAACGATCCGGTTCTGGCGGTAGTCGTTCTCGGCCTTGCGGATCGCCTTGCCGAGCTTGTGGATGTCGAGCTTGACGGCCTTGTCGAAGCTCTCGCCGTACTCGCCTTCCCAGATAGCGCCAGGAATGATCGAGATACGGCGGGCGGCGAAGCTGTAGGTGCGGACGAGAAGCTGAGGCGCGACCGCAGCCTCGAAGCGCTTCATGGCCCGCTTGTGGACCTCGCGCAGCTTCTCGTTGTCGTCATCAGGACGCGTATCTTCCAATGCGGCGTCGTGATCGAGCATCGGCGACACTGTACCGGAACGACATAAGCGGCGCTGTTAGGCTTGTGTTAGGCTAGCGGCGGGCCATCGTCGGGATGCTGACACTCACGACGTCAGCACGCTCCTTCACGCGCCGCACGCCCTCCAGCGCATAGCGTAGCGCGTCGATCAGGTGATTGTTTTTGTCGTCCAGCACCGGGATCGGCTCGTTGGTCAGCTTGTCCAGCTTGTAGCTGTAGGTCGCCAGCTCGTCAGCGACATGAACGCACCGCGGATGGACGACGATGTCATACGATTGGAGGAAAGCCACGCCCTCCTCAACCGACTTCGCCCCCTTAATGCTGGGACGGACGCGCTCGAAGCCATGCCGCCGCAGGTAGCTGATCGTCTCCGGCCGGCTGCTGTCACAGGTGATCGGCCACTTGGCGGCGTCGGGAACGCGAGAGAACAACTCCGGCAGCTGCTCGATCTCGCAGCCGATCATGTACGCCTCGTGGTCGATGAACAGCGATTGCCCGCGCAGGTAGCAGCGCACCAGGCAGGATGGGTCGATGCTGTAGCCAAAGTCCGCGCCTAGCCGGTATTCCGCCACCCCGACATTGGCGAACTCCTCCTCGCTACCCACCCGCCAGTTCTTGAAGACCCGCGCCTCGCTGTTGCGCCAGTATGCCCCACGCCAGATGTGGAGGTACTTGTCGTAGTCGCGCTCCCGCTGCCACTCCATCTGCGCCCGCAACTCATCGGGAAACCAAGGATTATCGTCATGTTGAACCTCGATCACGCTGGCGTCGGGCGGGGGCACCTCACCGCGGAACAGCGCGTCCACCGGGTCATCAGCCTTCAGCGGGTTCCACGTCAGCCAAATCTCGCTCCCCGGCGCGCGGATCGTCGGGATGAGCGTGTCCAACGATGCCTGAGTGATGGTCTGCGCCTCGTCCACCCATGCGATCGTGACACCCTCCAGCGACTTGATCTGGCTGGCGTTACCCCGAAGGCCGGCGAAGATGAACAGCGAGCCGTTCTGGCCGCGGATCTCCGTCTCAGTGCTGTCGAAGAATGCCCGCACGCCCATGCGCTCGATTTCGTCGTCGAGAAGGCGCTTGGAGCTGTCCTTGATGCTCTTCTGGACCTCGCGGGCACACAGGACACGTTCCGGCCCCTGTAGCGCCTTCAGCACCAGCGCAGAGGCAACCGAGCGCGACTTGCCGCCGCCACGCCCGCCCCAGATGGCCTTAAAGCGGGATGGCTCGAATAGCTGCTGCGACCACTCAGGCAGCTCGACTGACGCCACGGAATAGCACCTCCACAAACGCCTTCGTTGTTTCGTCGCCCAGGTCAATTTCCTTAGGCAGGATCGATGCCACCACCTTCAGGTACTGGTCCGGCTTCTCGGTTCGGACAGCCTCGATCACCGCGGCACCATTCTCGGCGAAATCCTGTTGCATCGCGCTCAGGAAGGCCTCGCCTAGCTTGGCACGCGCCCCTTTGGGCCTGCCTCCATTTCCGCTATTTCCCGCTACAAAGCGGCCCTTCTCGTCCTGCGCAGGAACAGGCCTCTCGCCATTGACGGCCAGGTCACCCACGATCTCGCTCCTTACGGTTCAGCGCACGGATGCGGCTGCGGACGGACCATGCGGTTCTGCCCATCTTCTCTGCGATCTGGTCTGCTGTGAGCATCTTGCGGCGGAGGCGGGATAGCTCACGATCGTCGGCTTGACCCCACAGCCGGCGGTTGCCCTTCGCGTTTCGGGACAGCGCGCGGCACAGGATGTCCAAGTCCTGTTCGGTCAATGGCCTTTCCCGGCTGAGCGCGTCGGCGAAATAGGTGACGGCGTTCATCAGATCTCCCCCATGTTGCGAGCGTGCTGGATGAAGCGCTGGACGTGGAGGACAGCATCCTCTTCGTAGCCAGCGAGGCGTTGTTCGAGGTCGGTAGTCGGCTCTCCACGGGCGATCATCATGCTGGTGGAGCGGATGCCGAGCCAGTCGCAGAGGCGCTGGTGGAGCGGATCGTGATCGCGGTCCATCTGCGCGATGCCGGTCAGGCCAGCCGGGTAGCCCATCCAGGCGGCGGTCTGCGCCTTGCCCATCACCCCTCACTCCTCTGCCAAGATGCGATCGGCACGCCCTTGCACGCGCTCCCCAGCTTCCAGTCGTAGCCTTCGGGCTTGCGGTTGCGGGCTATCCAGCCGTTGGCGAGGCGCAGATCGACAAGCTCATGTGGCGGGCAGCGCCCTGTGTTCGCCGGCATCACGCGGCCTCCCCCAGCGTGTGTTCGCGGTGGTGGTCGAGCCACGCGATCATCGTCGGGCGCTCCCACTCCATCGCTTCGCGTAGTTCATCGATCAGGGTGTCGCGCTCTTCGATGATCGCGGCCGCGGTGCCATGCTCAATCCGCTCGTCCTTCGCCTTGAGGTGGAGGTAGGCGATCCACGAATGGCGCTTGTCCCGGCGGTGACGCAGACGCCAGCACTCCACCGTGCCGGTCGCGGCGTGAGAGCTGCCGACGCGCTGGCCGCAGCCGAAGCACACGCCAGCCTCGCCGAAGCGGCTGACATCGGCCACAGTGACCAGAGGGGACCAGGCGGGTACGTGGATCATCTGCTTCATCCGTCTCAGTGCGCCATTCCGCTCGCTATTCCGGCCGCGAGCTGGCCGAACCCTCGCGGGCCAGCGTGACCGTTCGGGCGGGGAGGGGGATCAACCGTGGCGATGCCGCGGAGGTGCGGGGCAGCCTGAAGCTTGGCGAGGTAGGCGGCACGCGCCTCGTCATCCATCGGCTTGGCGGTGGTCGCCGCGTCAGCCGGGCCGCTCATCTCCAGCGCCTTCATGAAATTCTCGGGGCTTTTCAGCATCCAGCCGATGTTGGCCCGCCAGCCGCGGTCGTTCTTGCCGCAGTGAAACGGGGACCGGCCAAGGTTGGCGATGGCCCGCAGCACGGCATCCTCGCCGTGTTCCTTCACCCGGAGCGCCAGCAGCTTCCGCCGGTTGGCGTCGAGCGCATTGGCCCTCGTCGCCCCAGCCGCAGCCGGTCCGTCGTTCCAAGCCGAAACCGCTTTTTCCGAAAATGGGGGGCAGATCGCTTTAGCGATCTCAGGGGTTACGGGGGGGTTAGAATATATATCATTGGGGGGGGCGGCTTCGGCGTAACGTTCTGTAACGTCATGTAACGCGTTACCTGCGTTACCATCCTTGCCCTTGCCCCGGTGCTTGCGGACGCGCGCGGCGGTATCAGCGCGCTTCTTTGCCGCCTTTTCCTCCCGCACGGCTGCGTCAGCTTCCACCACAGCGAGAAGCATCTCAGGCGTAGCCCCCTGTGCGACGAGGGCGCGAAAAATGGCCGGATCTATGCTCATGCGGCGATCTCCAGCGAGGTCAGGGCCTCCACCGCCACGATCCGCTGACCGATCCAGGCCATCACGGGAACCGCCATCGAGTTCCCCAGCGCCTTGTAGCGGGGGCCATCAGCCATCGGCTTTCCGCGATGGGGAACCAGGGTGTAATCGTCAGGGAAGCCTTGGAGCCGTTCGCACTCGCGGGGTGTCAGGCGGCGGACCGCGCTGCCATACTGGACCGAGGCATGGCCACCACCGTTCGTGTGGCTGTCCTTGTGGCCCATGCTGCGTAGGGTCGACATGACCTCGCCAACCCCAAAACCGGCTTGGCCTGATGCCTTGCAATCGAAGGCGATAGCTTGGGCGTGATGGCGGGCTTCAAGTGTGTAAGCGCAATCCGCCTGATAGCCCTTGCCCTGAGGACCAGCCTTCAGGTTCTGGCTAACAGCCCTTTCCTGGATGGCGAACGCTACCGCAGGGGGGTGCATTCCAGCCGCCAGAGGATGGCAGGGATCGCCAGCTTTCGGGTTGCTGTAATTCGCGGCGCTTGTGATCTGCGTCGTATCAAATGGCACCGGCACCAGAGGCGTACCCCGCCCAGTCCCATCCTCAGAAGCATCAAATCCCTCGCCGCGCAGAGCGTGCGTGATGAAAGTCTCGACTTCGAAATCGCACTTCTGCCCCTTTGCTACGAGGCAGGCTGCAACATCCACGCTACCAGCGGTGTTGCCCCCGCCAAAGGCGACAGCGTTCGGGCGTTTGGCCCGTAAAGCCGGTGAGGCTTGCTCGACAATCCCTAGGCCGCTTCGCTGCGCGGCGGTGCCGGCCGCTCCCTCGCCGCTCCGATCAAGGCAGTCGCTGTCAATGCCCCATGCAGAGCCGGAGGCAGAGTTTTGCCCCGCTTCTCGGCTCGGCGCAGGATGCCCTGACAGGCTGTGGCGCTCAAAAAGTACCGCTGCGGCACGTCGCCAGTCTCCAAGATATCCGACAGCGAAGATACGACGGCGCCGCTGTGGTACTCCGGCAAACTGAGCGTCGAGCACTCGGTAGGCGACACCGTACCCGAGCTCTTGAAGTCCGGCCAAGAAACATCCGAGCGCATGACTTTCGTCAGCGTCATATTCGTCCTCGACCACGATCTCTTCCCCGTCTTCGGGTCCGTTGTCGCTGTCCAAGTCGATTTGCGGCGGACATGGATCGGGAGCGTCGTGGGATAGGCTGGAAAAAACGCCGGGGACGTTCTCCCAAACGACCCAGCGGGCGCGTGTTCGAGCAGCAAGCAGGAGAAACTGGAGCGAAAGGTTGCCACGGTCGCCGCCCAATCCCGCTCGGAGGCCGGCGACGGAGAAGTCCTGACAGGGGGTTCCTCCGACAAGAAGGTCAATTGGCCCATACTCATCGCCCTTGATGGTGGTGAAGTCGCCGTGGAGCGGCGTGTCGGGATAGTGGTGTGAAAGGACGGCGCGGGGCGCGGCCTCAATCTCGCTGTACGCCGCAGCCTCCCAGCCCAGCGGCTTCCATGCGACCGTGCTGGCGCTGATGCCGGCGCAGACGTCGAGGTAGCGCATCAGAACGCCTCCCTGACAAAGCCGCCGCCAGCCTTCTTCGGCTGCTTGCGGAGGGCGTAGAACTGGATCGGGTACAGGTCGGCCGCGACCTTGATCTTCACCCGCGCATCGTCGGCCCAGAAGCCTTTGACCTCGTGGGCCTGTAGCTCCCCATTGGCGAGCATCACGGCGAAGTCGGGCGTGTAGAAGGTGTTGTCGGCGAGCCGGAACTTCAGCCCCTCAAACTTCCACCAGGCGACCGCACCAGCCTGCTTCTCGCTATCGAGCAGGCGCGCGTATTCCGCCTCTGTGGCGTTCATGGCGCCGGTCTTCAGGCGACCAAGGGCGAGGACAGGAGGTTTCACGCGGCCAGCCTCTCAGCCTGCGGCAGGCGGCCCGTCCGCAGGTAGAGCGCGGTATCCGCCGCGATCTGCGCCTCGATCATCTGGCGTGCTTGGGCCGCGGTGTAGTGCTTCACGCGCTTCAGCCGCTCATAGTCGGCGCGATATTCCAGCGGGCACCACGCCACCTTTGCCGCATTGCGAGCGGCAGTCCGTTCAGCGTGGCGCGCGCGAAACTCGGCGGACGACCACTGACGTTCGTTCTGCCGCATGGCCTGAACACTGTTGTTCGCGATAGCGTAATGAGCGCGGCACCAGCCCGTGCGATTGACCTTGCTCAGCGGCTTCCCGCATGTCTTGCAGCCGGTCATGCGACCACCTTCACACGGCGGCTAAGCTCGCTAAGGAGGGCCGCAAGTGGCACCTCGTGCAGAAAGAACTCGCGGTCAGGCTCACGAGGCTGGACCGGCTGCGGCTCATCCAGCACTCGGATAGATCGAGCGAGACCGTAGGTCCGGCGAATGTATCCGCGCTGCTCCAGCGCCGCGATCAATCGGGCTACGCCGGATTTGCTGGCTAGCCCTAGATGCTCCTTCATCTCCTCAAACGACGGCGTGTCATCACAGTCGCGGAGAAACGACAGCAGCTGAGCCTGCTTCCAAGTCAGCCCTGCGTATGAACCAGGCGCCCGCTTCATGCTTGCGCCCTCCGCGTCTGTGCGGCGCGACGGGCAGCGTCACGGCGGGCCGGATAGGCCATGATCTCGGGCTTGGCGCGGTTAGCCGCCACCATCTCGGCAAGGCGCTGCTGTGCCGCTTCCTGCTTGTTGTCGAGATAGGAGGCCATGATGCGGGCGCCGCGAGGCTCCGCACCGATGCGGCGGAATACGTCGAGCCAGGTCATGCCGCCCTCGCCAGCTTGATGCGCAGGATGCGGGCCTTCATCGCCGACAGGCTGTTCATGGCCGCGTCGATCTCGGCTTCCATGCCAAGCAGCTCGCAGTCGGTTTCGACTACGCCGCCCTTGCTCAGCGGGGATCGGGCAGCGGCGATGCTGTGAACCGCGGCGCTGGTGGTAATGAGCGCGTCGCTGTCGCAGACTGCGTTGATCGGGACAGGGCGCTCGCCGATGTCGGCCAGCAGCACCTCACGGAACGTGCGATCGTGGCGGAACAGCGCCACCAGCGTCGTGGCGTGGACCGTGCCTTCTTCGTCGCGGGCGCGGCGCACCGTTTTCTCGTTGACGCCCAGGGTGACGGCCACCGCGTCGATGCCCTCGGCGTATGACAGGCGAAGCATCGGCTCAGCCACGAGGCGGCGGACTTCAGCGTCCGTGGGCACAAGCCGTTCCGGACAGACGTTACGCTGCTGCATCGGTATCTCCGACGATGTGATCGAGATTGTTGACCTGTCCGCCTACCGGGAGGCTCCCCAGCAACTGCGGGTGCACATCGCGCAGAGGCTGTTCCTCATTCGAGCGGCGCAGTTGCTGGGGATTCGCGACGGCGAAGAAGCGGCCAGCGACGATTGCGACCATGCAGGCGCTGAACAGCCAAGCAGCGACAAAGCCTGCGAACTGGGGGACGCTCATGCTGCTGGCCTCGGGCGAGGTTTCAGCGACCGGCCGGGGCAAGCGTGATGCGCGCAGGCGTCACCGGCGGGCCAGTGCTTGCACACCTCGCAGAGAGGCTTGCCCGTCATGTGGCGCGTCCCGCGCGAGCCGCGATCGTGTCGCGTCCGTCCGGGAACGTCGCCCGGAATGGATTGAAGGGGTAATCCCGATGCATCCAGAACTCGGGATTGAAATCGAGATCCTCGCGGTACTCCGCCGAAGCCTCGCCGAGATACCAGTCGCCACCTTCGCAGAAGGCGAGCGCGGTCGTACCAACGCCATCGGTGACAATCAGCGTCGTGCGGTCAAGGCTGCTGCCAGCCTTCACCATCTTGATAGGCGCCCAGCCGCTCATGCCGCGCGCTCCGTCAGGAGCGCGTCCAGCGTCGCGAGGTCGCGCTTGTGACGCCGCCCTTTCGCCGTCGCCCACGCCTTCTTCCACTCGCGCGGATTAGTCGGGATCAGCACACGGTCAGGGATGCGGCCAAGCGCCAGCGTCTCCGCAACGAAAGCCTGCAATTCCGCAGTGGCCGTGAACCACTCGCCATGCAGCCGAACGTCACCGAACAGGTAGTGGACGGCGGTTTCGGCGTTGTGGTCGCCCTCGACGGAACCCAGCATTTCCAGTTGGAACGGGCTCCAGATTTCGATGGCGCGAAGCCGCGAAAGGGGAACAACGCTGCACCCGATCTTGATCGGCCCATCCATGCCAATAGGCTTGATGAAGTAGACGCGCTTCATGCTGCGCGCTCCTCAGTAGAGGGGCGCGCGAGTGAATATGCGAGCCAATCGGCGGGAGTGACTTCGCCATCGGTCGCAGCCTCCAGCCGACGCTGCGCCTCAAGCTGCGGCATCTTGTCGCCGCGCGCCCAATGGCGGACACTCCACGGCGATAGCTGGTGATCGCTGGCGAACGCCTCCGCGTTGATCCCGCGGCGGGCGAGAAAATCGCGCAATGGGGTTTTCGTCTCCATGATCCCAAATGTACCTACGCCGGGTACGATATGCAAGCGGTTTTGTACCCGACGCCGGTTCTCGACGCGGCCCGAGTGCGGGGACACTCAGGAGGCATGCGAAAGAGCCTCAAGGATCACCGCCGCGCCGCTGGCCTTAGCCAGGACAAGCTGGGTCAACTGGCGGAGTCCGGCCGCTCCACGATCGTCAAGCTGGAGAAGGGGGAACTGCCGCTAACGGAGCAGTGGGCCGAACGGCTTGCACCGCACCTTGGCATTCGTCCGTCCGATCTGTGGGAAGGACCGCAGATACCGGTTATCGGTTATGTTGGGGCCGGGCAGCGGGTGTACGCCTACGACGACCTAATCGACGCAGGCGATACGATCGCGCGACCGCCTATGACGCAGGGCGATCTCCTCGCAGTAGAGGTCAAAGGCGATAGCATGTTGCCGCTGGCGGAAGAGGGGTGGCACATCGTCTACACGGCCGAGGCCACCGTGGACGAACACGCCGTCCTTAATCGCGTCTGCGTCGTGCAGTTAGACGAGGACGAGTCCATGCTGGTCAAGCGCGTGATGCGCGGCACCAAGCCCTATCACTATCACCTGTCGTCGCTGAACGCGCCTCTCATCGAAGACGTGCGCCTCCGGTGGGCGGCGGTGGTGAAGGCGATCGTGCCTCGATAAAAAAGTACCTAGCAAGGGTACGAAATAGCTTGACCTGTACCTAGAACGGGTACACATTGCCTCCATCACGGCGACACCGCCGAACGATGGAGGCAGACAGTGGCAGCATCGGATTGGATCGACTGGAATGGTGGCGAACAGCCTGTTCCAGACGGCACGCTGGTGGAGGTCAGATGGGCGGACTCCGACCGCCCCACTAAAGAGGCAGTGCCCGCTGAATGCTGGTCGAGCATGCCCTACGAATGGTCGATTACGGCGGAAGATAATCAGCCGGGCATTCAGATCGTCGCGTACCGCGTGGTCGAGGCAGCCTGACCATGCTTTCCCGCACCCCCCGCGAGACGCTGGCGGCCATGCGCATCGCCAACGCCCACACCGCTGTCAGTAGCTACGCCAGCCTTGAGCGCGTCGCTCTCGACCTTCCCGCTGCCTATCAGGTTCGCCTGATGCGCGCCCTGACCCGCGAACTGTCGTGGTCCGATGGCGTGGACAGCATCGAAACCGGGCTGGACCGGATCGACGCGGACCTTCGTGACGAGAACGGACGAGCCAACGGCTACTCGGTCGAGGAGGCGGCATGATGCTGACCGGCCGCGAAACCGTGGACGCCTACAGCGCCAAGTACCGCAGCGATCGCATGATCCTGGCTCTGTTCGGTCCTGACGCTCTGTCCATCCGCAATGCTGAGGAGCGCGCTGGGGAGATGATCGTCGCCCGCATGAATCGCTCCTCTACTCTGGAGAACCGCCGTGACGCCTAGCGGTCGCAGTTTCGAGGCTCGCGGGTACGCCACCCGTCGCACTCACCTGATGCCGGTGGAGCCGTTCCCCGGCAACCGCACCATCCGCGGCTTCTACGTCCCCTGGTGGGCGTGGGGGACACTGTTCCTGCTGGCCGCCCTCCTGACGGAGCTTTTCCGATGAACGCTGTAACCGCGATTGAGGTGCCGAGCGCGGAGGCCCTCACCGGCCTGCGTCGCCCGTTCCCGCCGCACCAAATCAGCAAGCGGCCTAAGGAAACGAAGGCGCAGATTGACGCCCGCAAGGCAGATCGCAACCTGATGGTGTTCAACTGCCCGGAATGCGGCGGGCACCACCATCGGAACGCCACTCACCTTAACTATGTGGGTCACGCGGCGCTGACCGATAGGTTGCTGGATACGGACCCGGCGTGGTCGTGGGAACCGGCCGCGCTGACCCCAGAAGGGCTGCCGGCTTTTGATCGCACCGGCGGGTTGTGGATCAGGCTGACCGTGAACGGCGTCACCCGGCTGGGCTATGGCGCCGCCGATGGCAAATCGGGCGGCGACGCGGTGAAGGAAATCATCGGCGACGCGCTCCGCAACGCTGCCATGCGGTTCGGGGCTGCGCTCGACCTCTGGCATAAGGGCGACCTGCACGTCGAGGACGACGATACGGCTTCAGCGGCACCCGCTTCGCCGCAACCCGACGTGGTGCCTGACCGCATTTCCGACGCTCAGCGTAACGAGCTGACCTCGCTCGCGATGGCGAAGAACATCCCGCTGACGAAGGTGTGCGAGTTGGCGGGTGGCATTCGCGATCTGCGCCAGATGCCTGCCCCGATGTTCGCCAACGCGAAGGCGTGGATCGAGCGGCAGAAGGCGCGGACAATCCCCCCATCGCAGACCAGCGATATTCTCGAAGATGAGGTGCCTTACTGATGGCTACCGCACGAGCCGCCGTGATCGGCGACAACAATCCGCCTGAGCCAACGCCGATCGACGCGGCAAAGGACACGCTCGCCGACCTCACCCTTGAGGCACAAAACTGGTTCGATGGTGCCGAGGTCGAGAACCAGGCGCAGGCTGACGAGGTGTCGCGGATCATCGACGCCGCCCGCAAGGCCGGGAAGGCGTTCGATGGTGAGCGCAAGACCGCCAAGCAGCCGCACATGGACGCCGCGAAGGCGGTTGACGCTGAGTGGAAGCCGCTGATCGACGGCGCTGAGCGTGTCGCAACTGTAGGCAAGGCCGCGCTCACGCCTTTCCTGATGGCGCAGGAAGCCGAGAAGCGGGCGCGTGAGGCTGAGGCCCGCCGTGTTGCCGAGGAGGCCGCTGCTGTGGCCCGCAAGGCGGCGCAGGAGGCGCAGAACACGTTTGCGGGCGCCGTCGCACGGGACGAGGCCATCGAGCGCGCTGAGGCCGCTCAGGCAGAAGCCGACGCTGCCGCTCGCGCGAAGGCCAACGCGAAGGGGCAGGGTGTCGCCCGCGCGCTGTCGCTACGCACCACGTACCGCGCGACCGTCACGGATCGCCGGGCGCTGCTCAATCATGTCGCGCTGACGCGGCCCGACGACCTCACCTCCTTCCTTGAACAATGGGCGGCAACTGCTGTCCGCACCGGCACGCGCTCGCTGCCCGGTGTCGAAATCCACGAAGAAAAGGTAGCTGCATAATGGCCGATCGCCTCGACGCCCTCACTGTCCGCGAGTCCAACGGGAAAAGCTATTTCACCAAAGTAGGTGCGGCCTTTCCGAACAAGGACGGCAAGGGCTGGACCGTGCTGCTCGACGCCGTGCCTGCCTCTGTGGATGGGCAATACAAGATCATGCTTCGCGAGCCGCTGCCCAAGGACGGCGACCGCGGCGGACGTGGCAATGGCGGCAGCAACGGTTTTGGTGGCGGCTTCGCCGATGGCTCGGACGACTGGGGCCGCTGATGCCCAGCGCCGCAGTCAAGCGCTACTGGGATTGGCTCCCCGACGCGTGTCCCTGCGGCGCGCCGGCCGATCACGTGCACCACATCATCCACGTCAACTGGCAACGCATCACCAAAGACGATTGGCTCGTCGTGAAACTTTGCGCCGCCTGTCACCAGAACGGCCCGCAGGCTGTCCACCGGCTGGGCGGTGAGCGCCAGTACATGGAAGCGACCGGCTACGATCTGGTCGCGCTCTCGATCCTCAACCGCCACAACTACGAGGTGCGGCATGGATAAGGCCCACAACATCCACCTCCGCGGCGACACCCAGCGCGCCTACGCCAAGCGCTGCATCGACCAGGCACCGCTTGGCTGGGTGGTCAAGATCGCAGCCGAGACGCGACGGGACGCACAGAACCGCCGCATGTGGCCGATGATCGCTGACATTCAGGCACAGGTGCCCGGCATGGCCGGGTTCAGCGCGGAGGACATCAAGCTGCGCTTCCTGAACGCGCTTGGCGTCGAGATGCGGTTCCTCCCTGCCTTGGAAGGGGCGGGGATGTTCCCGGTCGGCCAGCGCTCCTCAACCCTCACTGTCGATCAGTTCAGCGGCCTTATCGAGCTACTGTTCGCCTACGGGGCGAAGCACTCGGTGCGCTGGTCCGATCCCACCATCCAGCGGGAGATCGCCGCATGACACACGACATTCCCTCACAGCAGGTAGAGGTGGAGCGGCTGACCGACCGCATCGCCCGCCGGATCGAAAGTCACGATCGTTTCGATTGCAAAAGCGGCGACACCTACACGGCTGCGGCGCGGGCAATCGCTGAAGATGTGGTCTCGGCTCTGACGCCCAAGCCCGAGGGGGAGACGGTCACGGATGACGGGGTGGACGAATACATGACCGTCACGCTTTCGCGGGATGGGACGGTTACCTCGCACAATGCTTACGAAGCCGACTTCGATGAGATGGTGCGGGCCACCCAGACGATCGTCGACGCACTGACGAAGCGGCTAAGCGACCGAAGGTATTGTCCCTACTCGCACGGCTCGGTGCTGCGGGATGCCTCTCCCAAGCCTACTACCGTGACGGTCCCGGCCGGAATGAAGGCATGGCATGGCGGGGACGCTGCGCCTGATGATTGGGATGGTGGCCCGCTTCTGCTGCGCAACGGCGAATGGGACAACGGGCAGGCCGGTAACGACTGGCGCCACACCGAACTTACGGTCGAGGACAGCGATAGCGACATCATCGCCTACACCCCCAAGCCTACTACCGTAGAAGCATCGGGGATGGTGGAGCGGGCTAGGCTCGCCGGTTTGGAAGAAGCCGCGTTGATCGCTCAGACCTTCGGCGTGCCGGGTGGTCATGTTGCCGACACCGCGCGGGAAGTCGCAAAAGCAATCCGTCGTCGCGCATCTCTTCCCGCATCACCGGGAACCTTGGAGCGGCGCGGCGAGATGCGATCCGTTGCGCGGATCGTCAACGTGGCCCGAGCGATCGGCGCGCAGGCGGGCGTGGGCGGGCGCGAGACGGCGGGCGCTATCGTCTCCTATCTCGCCACCAGCGCCGACGAAATCGGCCCATTCATGGACGGCAAGCTGTCCCCGCTCGACTTCAAGGGCGACTGGATGCGTGGCGGATGCCTGTCGTGGCACGCGGCGAACGGCAAAGTCGTGCATCCCGAAGACCTCGCATCCCTCTCCGCATCTTCTCCTTCATCTGAACAGGGGAGGGGATGATGGGCGACAAGTATTTGCGGGCGAATGGCTTCGCCACCACGCTTTCGTCCCTTCGGGATCGAGCCTGCTTCGCAGTCTCGCCGCTTCGCGCTTCAATCGTTTTCGCAGGAGATGTCCGATGATTGACGTGTCCAACGATGCTTATCTTGCTCGCGCGGCTATCGTGGAGGCGTGTGCTTTCCTGCAAGCTGCGCACGTCCGGATGAAGCCGCGCGTGTTCCCGGACGGAACCGCTTGGTGCTGCCTGTACGGCGACAACTTGCAGGAGGGTGTAGCCGGCTTCGGCGACACGCCCGCGCAGGCTTGCTCCGCTTTCGACCTCGCGTGGGACGCCGAGCGGACCCCCACCGCTGCTTTGGAGAGCCGCGCATGAGGTATTTTATCGACTGCGAGTTCGACGGTCACAACGGTCCGCTGTTGAGCATCGCTGTGGTGCCCGAGGAAGGCGACAGCATCCATATCGAGACGCTGGCGACTGACAGCGCGCGCGATCCGTGGGTGATCGAGAACGTCGTCTCGCGAATGGACCAGCATGAAGCGGAGACGATGGCGATCGTGACCACGAATGAGGTTGGTCGCGAATTGCGGAACTTCCTCCGCGACGACATTGCCCCCGTCATCGTCGCCGACAGTCCCGTGGATATTGGACGCTTCTGCGCGGCGATCATGACGAGTGAGCAGGGCGGGTACGAGCCTAACGAATGGTCGCGCCTGAGTTTTGAGGTGCACGATGTGGACTGCTACCCGACCATGCTCCCCGGCGCTGTTCAGCACAACGCTTGGTGGGATGCCATGGCGCTGCGCGATCGGCTCACCCGCGATAGCGATGAGCAGCCGCAGGCCGAAGACCCGAAGGGGCTGAGTGGCGAAGCCATGCCAGCGCGGGCCGCTGAAGGCGGCATCGCCCAACCCTCGGCGCCACAATCATCGGGAGCACACAAATGACGAAAGAGCCCGTTGAGGTGATCCAGGAGGATCGCAACGCTGCCGTGCGGCTGCTTGAAGCGGGCGGGCAGGACTGGCAAGCCAAGGAGATCCGCCTGCAACAGGCCGACCACTGGCCGATCGTCCAAGCTCTCGCCCGTCACCGCCTCTCTCACTCCGCAGAGAAACAGGCGTTGATCGAGGCGCTGCGCAAGGTGGTCGCTGGCTTCCGTGAAAGCCTGACCAACGGCGAGCGCAATCGGGAGACGCACCTGACGATCAATCACGACGAGCTTCGTGCGCTGGTCGAAGACGCCCGCTCCACCCTTCTCTCGATGAGGAACAACGGCAATGTCTGAGACCACTCTCACCGACGGTTCGCCCGTCACGTCCGACCACCGCGACATCATCGACAATGGCCCGCGCAAGGGGCAGCAGAAGGGCTACGTTGTGCTTTCCGAGGCGGAGCGCGCCAAGGGCTTCGTTCGCCCCGTCCGTCGCTCCTACGTCCATGAGAAGTGCGGCGTCGTCACGACGATGGGGCAGTCGCTGGCTGAGACCTACGCGCGGGACCCGTTCTTCTACAGCGGCACGTTCTGCTGCGGCTGCGGCACGCACTTCCCGGTCGGCGAAGACGGCGAGTTCCTGTGGGACGGCAGCAGCGAGAAGGTCGGATCATGAAGGCCGGGATCGCGGTCGATAACTGGAAGCTGCCCGTTTTCCGCGAGCGGCTGACCGGCGCCGGCTACACCTACACCGATGGCGGCGCGCTCACGCACGACACCACGATCCTGACCGTCGAGACGCACGACATGCTCGCGCTGAAGAAGGTGATCGAAGGATGCCAGGCCGAGTGCCGGAAGCAGGGACCCCGCCCATGACCTCCTCCACAGTAGCGGGTATCGACCTGATGGAACTGGCGGGCCAAATGGGTCCGAGCGAAACCGACTTCCTGGATCGGGTGTGCGACGGGCGTAAGCTGGGGCTTGCCGATCGTCATGAGGACCGCGCGCGCCAGTGGTGCCGCCGCAAGGGGCTGGCGAAGGTCGTCATGAACCCCCGCCGCTGGATAGCAACTCCGCTCGGCCTCGCCGTCAGAGACGCCCTTCGCGCAAGGGCCTCCCTTATTGAGGAGGAACGGTCGTGACGGACGTAGCACAGATCGTGGCGGGGTGGCGGGACATTGCGACTGCGCCTAAAGACCGGACCCGGATATTGGTCCAGCTGCGCGATCCTCTACCCGTCGAAGGTAGACCGGACCTTGAACGCTGGCACGGCATTCCGTTCGTTGCCCAGCACAACGGGGTAGAGGCTGACGGCTTCGACATCGGCTGGCAGTTCGCGGCACCGGTCGGCCAAGGGGGGTTTCCTGACAGCTGGATGGCTGGGTGGATGCCCCTGCCTCCGCCCCTTCTATCCAAGGAGGAAGAGAGCGCCGATGCGTGAGGAGGAGGTCCGCGACCTGATCCTGCGGCGAGCCGCGCGCTACGCTAATCGCAAGGGATCCACCGGCGTCACTGCATGGGGCAAGGCGCACGGCGTATCCCGCTCGCACTTGTCGGAGTTCATGGCCGGGAAGCGCGGTCCGACCAGTGATGTGCTTGACACCCTCAACCTCGAATGGCGGATCGTCCGCAAGAGGCCCGCATGATCGCTGACCAGCCCCCGCCCATCATCTGCACCGTGGTGTCGGTCTACGACGCCGATGGCCCCATCCACTGCGCCAACGGCGAGAAGATCCGCGTCGCCGGCGTGAATAGCCGAGAGGTGGACGGCACCTGTCGCAGCAACGCCCCTTGCCCCGTGATGCGCCATGAGCAGGCCAAGCCGATCGCCGAGCGCCTGGTGCTGCGCAAGACGCTGACGTGCCAGCCGGTGGGGACGAGCTACCGACGTGTGGTCGCCCGCTGCACCTTGCCCGATGGCAGGTCCTTGTCGTGCGCATTGATTGCCGCAGGAGCCGCTACCCGCTGGGATAGCTGGTGGCGGCGCTATGGAATGGGGGTTTGCCGATGACGTATATGTCCGCGGTCGCCCGAAAGTACCGTCGCGCGCTGCGCAACGAGACGGGCGTCCACTTCACACACGACGAGTTGCGAGCCTTCGCCGAATGGGGCGCGCTCGAAATCGCCAGCCATGCGGAAAATCAGGAACTATGTCCCGTAAATCAGTCGAGCCGTACCGCGTCGGCGACTTCTGGCTCAGCACGCGGCGAGACGGCAAGTCGCCCGGCATCTGGCAGATCACCCGCTACTCAGAGGCCTCTCGGTGCGACGTTTATCGAAGCGCTCGCACTCGGGACCTAGAGGTCGCCAAGGAGAAGCTTCACGCCCACGTCGAGAAGGAGCGGTCGAAGAAACCGCAGACAGCCGAGGAGGCGCTGATCGTGCCGCAGCTCAACCTCTACTGGAAGGAGCATGGCGAGAACACCCGCAAGCCGGGCACGATCGCCACCAGCCTCCGCGCCTTCATCGGCTTCCTGATGCAGGACGAGCTAGGCCCCGCCGCCACGGTCAGCAGCTTGCGGCCGGTCGCCTTTGCCCGCTTCCGCAACTGGCGGATGAAGCCGCACAGTTTCACCGTGCCGTGGGGCGGCAAGCCGATGGTGGTGGAGAGCGACGGGGTGCGCGGCGAGACTGTCCAGCGCAACCTTGATGACGTGCGCGCCGCTCTCAATCACGCGGCAGCCAACGGGCGCATCCCCTATGCGCCGAAAGTGCCGTCAGTGCCGACGACGATGCGATCCCCTGCCAGGGACGTGCGCGTATCTCTGGAGGATCTAGGCGCCATGATCGGCTTTGCGTCGTCCGAGACGCTGACCGCGGGCGATCCTCTACCAGCCGACGAGGATTTCACCCGCTGGCTGTGGCTGATGATCGCGACCGGCTGCCGGCCGGAAGCGGCGATGGCCTTCGATCCGCGCGCGCAATGGCGGGGCGAGTTTATCGAGTTGCACCCGCCGTCACAGCCAAGGACGAAGAAACGAAACCCGGTGGTGCCGACGATCGAGCCGTTCAAGCCGATCCTTGAGGCATGGCGAGGGAGCAACAGCACGGCGGTGAAATCCCGGCGCACTGCATGGCGGACCATGCGCCGCGCGCTGGATCTTCCCGCTGACGTGATCCCGAAGACGATCCGCCACACCGTCGCGACCGAGCTTCGCAGCATGAACGTGCCGGGAGAGCAGGTTTCCGGCTTGCTGGGGCACCGCGCCATGCACCGGACGACCGAGGTCTACGCCAAGTACGATCCGGCCTATCTCCGCGAAGCGAAGGCGGCGCTGACCACCATTTTCGAGACGGTCCAGCGACACGCCAAAACATGGCTCGCGGACCACTCGCGGACCAAAGTAGGAAATGGTCGCGTGATAGTCGTTGCCCGCGAAAGCGGGAAAGTGTAG